TCCTGCTTTGCTGTTAGTTTGACGTAAGACATTATTCGGACTCCACTTCATCATATAAAGATTTCTTTATATCCTTTTCTGCAAGTTCATTAAAAGCCTTCCCGCTTTCCGCGTGGACCGCTTTCTGGCCGGTGAACTCCTGTGGTTTACATAATGACAGATATTGAGTAGAAATACAAAACAACTCAAATCTCCCCGCCCTCATCAAGTATCTCCATTAGCAGGCTAACAGGTCCACTGACTGGCCTAGAGCCGTCTTCATATCGTCTTATAGTCCTGCCATCCGACAGGCGCAGTGCGGCTGCAAGTCTTGATTGCGTCAAGCCAGCGCGTTGGCGGATTGCTCTGAAATCTTCAGGTGTCATAATCTTATTCCTCATTAAATCTATCGGTGCACTCTTCTTTGGTTTCAAACATAAAACTTCCGCCTTCACAATTTATGCCAGCACTGTTGCGATCTTCTATCCGCTCAACCTCGAACCTAGCTTCTGGGTCAGACCCTCGCATTCCAGCCAGCATATAATCGGCTTTCATCGCTGCATCTTGAAAACTATCTGCATTGATAAATTGAGCGTTGCTTATTCTACGTTCGCAATCTTTGTAGCGCGTGAATTTTACTAAAAATGACATTTCAATTTTCCTTTATTGGTAGTGGCGGAGCCGAAGCCCCGCCATTTGTTTATTTATTTTCTTCGCAAAACTCGCAATTTTCAATATCGCATTTAGTCAATTGAATTTCTTCAATCATCCACGCATAGTCGGGGCGCTGACCGTTTTCATATTCGCCAAGCCAGTTGCGATGACAACCGTTGTCTCCAATCAGAAAACCGGCTGGCGCGTGAGCCAATAGCGACCTTGGATGATAGCGGCCCCACCTAGTAAAGGCCTTGGTTTCGTCCAGATCAATATTCAGCCGTTCGACTTCAGCGTAAAATTTTTGCTTTGGTGTCATTTTATTTTCCCTTTGTTGGTGGGCAATTTGCCCTGTTGGTATCCCTACTTTGGGGCCTTTGTTCCGATAGTCAACAACTATTTTCAGTTAATGAGGGTTTTTTGCATGGCTGACACCCTTCCAAGTATTACCGCCAGTCGGAGCAACCACAGTCAGCACTGCGCTGCCAGATAAGACCACTCGCGCACCGCTGCCCAATTTTACACACTCACAGCCTATATGAGCGGCCATCTGGATGGTTGGCGATGACAACCGCTCTCTTGCCACATCAGGCGTGACACGCTCTACACGCTCAATGTAGCGTTCGATGGCGTGGTTGGTTACAATTATCATTTCTTTATGCTCCAATATTCGACTTCGACAATATCCCAATCAGACCCGCTATTGTCCCACCGCACCTGCCGTGCCGTTCGCGGCCTATCGTCAACCATGCCGTTTCTATATTTGACTCGCAATTCACGCTCGCCAGATCGGGGCCGCTTTCCGTTCGTTGCTTTCATGGCCGCAAAACATATTCGCCATTGTCAAATCTGGCGTGGCCTTGCGTTTCGGCTATCTGCTGCCAGCGTTTCGGCAAGCTGGCAAATTCATCCGCGCTCATTTCGCCTAGCTTGAGCCGCCGCATTGCGTTTGATAGCTTGGCCTGCTTGGCACTGGTCAGCTTTGATTCGACTGATAGGCGCAACCCTGCCTGCTCAGGCCGGTAGCGTTCCAGCACTTCAAGGCATTCGCTAGGCAACGGCATCCACTTGCTATGTTTGATGATTTCACGCTTCATAAATTCCAGTGCAGCCAATGGGTAGCTTGAAAGCTGCTCAATGTAGACCGCAACCTTTAGCTTGCCATCAACCAGAACGTCATCACGCTTGGCAGTAGCCACGGATATTTGACGCAAGAGAAAAAGCAATTCGTCCGTTGTCGCTGGCCGCTCTGCGATAAAAGGCTCGGCAAGGAAGTCCTGCAAAGACCTTTCATCTGATTCGCTTAATTCCGGTTTGGTTAGAACTAATTTCACCTCTTGCAATGTCAATTGCTTCGATAAATCCGTCACGGCTGGTCTGTCCATTTCTATTTCCCTTTTCTGATACCCATTCGGCCTTGAAGCCTGTCCAATTTCTAACTACGCATTCAGCTAATGCTTGTTCTGTTGTCCAGCCAGCAATGCTCGCCTGCTTTTCTATGTTTGACAAAACTGTTTCTGATATGCTTGCTTTCTTTGCTCCCCGCATTACCACCCAATCATTCCAAACCAAATCTGACACATCAAATGGCTTGGTAAAACATATATATTTCTTCCTTCTTTTGTTCTTAACTTCTTTTTGTATGTCCCGCGCTTGTCCCGCGCTTGTCCCGCTTTCCGTATCACGCTTGTCCCACATACCCTGATATTTGTCCCAATTACAAATACTTATATGCAATCCAGCTTGTCCCGCGCTTGTCCCGATATTTCCGCACATCCTGGCACGTTTTAAGAACCGCGAAACCTTGTTCTTATCCCAATTCCAAGCTTTTCCAAGTGTCCTTAATGAAGTGTGAAATTCACCCTCACCAACTCTTACTAAATCACCTTGTGGACCAACTCTGTTGGTTGCCTTCCAAGCTGCATTTGATAGCAGCCAAGCCCAAGCCGCCCGTTCGCAATATGGCTCGCTGGAACTAAAAACTTCGTTATCGTGCCAACCTCTATACAATTTGATAAAGCCGCTCATGCTAGTAACTCCAAAGCGTTTAGAAGATTGACATGGTTCGAGCAAGATAGCGCCAGTTCACGAGACTTGAGAACTCCATATATTATCGTGCTATGGTCGCGGTTCATGCTGCGCCCAATTTCAGAGTATGATCGGCCAAGCGTGTCCCGCATAACGTGAGATACGGCCCACCTAACACGGGTGATTTGACGATTGCATCTATGCAAGCGCATCTCATCAACAGAAAGACCTGTGACAGCCTCACTTCGCTCCAAGAAATTATATTTACGGTGCATAGGTGGTTTATAATGCGAAGGCCATAGTTGCACCTTGCGCGGTTTGTCGGTAGTTAAATATGATTGCATATCGGCTCCTGTTTAGCTGTTATGTGGGCGGCAGGGTGTTGGGTCTTGCCGCCCCTTTTTGTTAAAACGACTATTCGTTTTCTGCAATAGCTTGTTGATAAATTATATCCACTGCCATTCTTTCAAAGTATCATTCACGTCTAAGATAGACCGAGTGACTGCATATTTATGTCCATAAAGAGCCATCCAGTTTTGAACTTTAATTTGGCTGGCTGTTTGCTTGCCGCCCTCCCTTTTCACTTCCATAAAGCCAATGCCGCCGATATTGTTAAAAACAATCAGGTCTGGAAAGCCAACCAGCAACCCAGCCCCTTTGAGCGCATTCATTTGTCTGGCTCGGCTGCTAGCTGCTCCGGCTAACTGAGCGCCGTTTGGAACGTGGACAGCCCAGAAGCCAAGGCGGCGAAGCTCTGCGATGATTGCTCGCTGTATCATTCTTTCTGTTTGTTTGTCGGTCATCGGATTCGTGCAGTTAGTTACTTCAAGTTTAGCCGGAGGTTATCAATTTGCGAATCTGTATCAATGCGAGTTGAGTAATTTTGATACTTCTTTTTTGCCAGCAGCACCGCGATTGCCAGATTGGTGCTTCCAACGGCAGCATTGTTTTTATAAATTATATATTCTGTTGCCGCTGGATTCCCGCCTATATCGTGTGGCTTGAAAACTGGCTCAAAGTAATCTTTTTTTAATACTGAAAACTGCGGATAAATGCTTTTGATTGCGGGATGATTCATTTTAATTCCTTCGGGTAAATGTCTGGACGAAGTTTGTGTCGTGATATTCCGAATTCCCTTTCCGCCGTTAGGACAAACTCGGCTGGCAATCGCTTCTCAGCTTTGCGCCAATTTGATATGTTTTGTTGAGACGTTCCAAGCGTTTCCGCCAGAATCGTTTGCGAGCCTGCTCTTTTCAGCAAGTGTGATATTGCGTTTTTCATTTGCCGCCCTTACAAACCTATTGTTTTTCTGTCAAAGCAATTGTTTTTTGAAAGGGTATTGACAGGCTCACAATTCATTTGTAACTAGTAATGGTTAGACAGGGCAAATTGCCCACCAGACAAGGGAAATAACGATGAAAAATATTTTTGCATATGACATAGCCTGCCACACCTTGCCTTCGCAGATATGCAATAACAATAGCATAGTGAAGGTTGATTACAGCCCATCATTAAATTTTTACGGAACCATTTATCTTAACAGAAAGTTGAGCGAGGAAGAGCAGGAAAAATTCAAGCTGTATATGCAGGACGAATACAGCGTTGCTCAAGAGGCTGAGGCTACTGAACTTTACAGAAACGAAACTGGCTATCAAGCATAGCCTCAAATAGTAAGAAAAGGAAAAACGACATGAACCAAGCAGCAAAAATTACCAGCATCATAACAGACCTCAATTTGATGTATTGGCATGATGATATGCACGAGTATTTTGAAAAGGCGACCGACGAATTGGAAATCTTGTTGATGGCAATTTATGCACACGACGAATGGATTGCTGAAAACGAAGGTCGGGATACTCAGCAAGAACAAGCTGATTATATGGCAAGCCGATGAAAGGTAAAAAGCAAATGCAGCGACTGCGCGATAAAAGCGACAAGTTGCTCGAATGGAATGCAACTTATACGCTCGACAAGCAGATTCTTGAGGCTCGCCAGCGGATGGGTGAGAAACGCTGGAATGAATTAAATTCGGATTGGAATGAAGAATGAATAAATTTTGGGAAACAGTGGTCGTTGCCGCAATTACATTTTTGGTAATCATATTTGCTTTCGGTGTAGCTGCCGGAATTTATCCAAACGTATAGAAAAGGAAAAACAAAATGACTGAATTATATAAAGCAATGAGCAAAGCATTCGCAGCGATTGAAGGGGCCAGCAAGGATAGTAAAAACCCACACTTTAAGTCGAGCTATGCTGACCTGTCTAGCGTTGTGCAGGCGATCAAGCCGCACCTTTCGGCCAATGGCCTTTGGTTCATGCAGATGAATCACGATTGCGATGGCGGCGTTTGTATCGAAACGATTGTTAATCACGAAAACGGTGAAACGCTTTCATTTGGCAAACTGTTTATTCCAGCCACCAAACAGGATGCTCAAGGATATGGCTCGGCGCTGTCCTATGCTCGCCGTTACGGGCTGATGACGGCCTTTGGGGTCTGCCCAGTGGATGATGATGGCAATGCAGCCAGTAGGCCAATCAGCAAGTCAGAACTTACGATTGTCGTGCAGGAGCCAATAACAGACGAACAGTTTGCAGAATTGACCACTCTTGGCGAGCAGTGCGAAGTTGATTGGAAGGTGTTCTGTAAGCACTACAGAATTGCATCGGTAAAAGTCCTTCCGAAAGATTTATTTGACCACGCACGAAAAATGCTAGCCAATAAAATTAAAAAGCAGGAGGCCGAATAATGGAGCAGGGAAGCACAGAGTGGTTTCGCGCTCGGCTAGGCAAGGTTACGGCCTCGCGGTTAAATGATGTAATGATGAAGCTGACAACAGCAGGCTATCAGAACTACAAATCGCAGTTAATCGCTGAACGCTTGACCGGAACTCCGCCAGAAAGTTATAGCAATGCCGCGATGGCCTGGGGGACTGAGACAGAACCAGAGGCCCGTGCTGCATACGAATTTATTCATGATTGCACGGTTGATGGCGTTGGCTTTATTGACCATCCTGTTATTCGTTGGGCAGGAGCATCGCCGGACGGCCTTATCGGTGATTATGGAATGTTGGAAATTAAGTGTCCCAACACCTCAACGCACATTGCCAGTCTGGAAGGCGGCAAAATCCCGTCCAAATACATTTACCAGATGCAATGGCAGATGTCTTGCACAGATCGCCAGTGGTGCGACTTCGCCAGTTTTGACCCGAGATTGCCGATGGAAATGCAACTTCACGTTGTTAGAGTTGAACGTGACGAAGAATTGATTGCTAAGTTAGAATCAAGCGCCTGTGCCTTTTTGGCAGAAGTCCAGACGTCAGTAGATTACCTCAACGCCAAATTTATGAAGGATGAAATATAATGCAAATGATTATTGTGACTGGCCGCATTGGCGCAAACGCCGAACTACGCACAACTCAAAGTGCTCAAAATGTCTGTAGCTTTTCAGTAGCTTCAGATCAAAGCTTCGGAGACAAGAAAAGCACTAATTGGTTCAGAGTTTCGCTATGGGGAAAGCGCGGTCAATCTCTTGCGCCGTATCTCCTTAAGGGCGGAATCGTCACCATTTCCGGCGAGTTGGAAGTTGGTGAATGGGAAGGTAAAACGCAGCTAAACATTAACGCAAATGATATTGCGTTGCAGGGTGGCGGGAAGCCTAGTGCTGCCAGCGAAAGCAAACATCCATCAAGATCGTATGAAGTCGGGTCTGGCGAACCTCTAGACGACGAAGTGCCTTTTTAGTGAAAAAAGTGAGCCACGGCAGGATCAAGCCCAAGCTGAAAAAATATCCGGCCTTCCTGTCGTGGCTGCACGACCAGCCTTGCATTGTTACTGGCTCAAGCCAAGTGATAGCTCATCACCTAACGAGCCTCGGACATGGCCGCATAACGCGAAATGACCGCTATGCTGTGCCGCTTGTTGAACAGCTACACGCTGTTGGCAACAAAGGCGCGGTCCATGAGATAGGCCACCGCAGATTTGAAATTGAGCATGGCGTTGACTTGGTAGCGGAGGCTGAAAGACTTTGGAATGAATTTACACAAATGGAGGATTAAATGACTTTTACAATCTCAAGGAACATACATCTGACAAACAGTGGCAATCAAACAGGAGCAAGCCAGAGTTCCCGTTTAGCGAAATGAATGTTGGCGACTCTTTTGCAGTTAGACCAGAAGACTGCAATGGCGCTCCGCTGATAGTTGTTCAAAATATTGCAAGCAGCGCGGCATCTAGCTTTGTGAAAGGTTCCAATTGGAAGTTTACAACAAGGCAAGTTGGCGGCAAGTTTGTCAGAGTGTGGAGGATAGCATGAACTACGATTACACAGTTTACTCGGTTGGTGAAATGATCGAAACAGTTGATGACGATATTGCAGACCTTTGCTCATGCAGTGCTGAGAACATAGGCCAAGGCCACTTGCGCGATTATGCAGGAAGCAAAGCAATAGCTGAAAGAATCGCGCTGCTCTGGAATTTGGCGGGTGGTATGTCCAATGAAGATATAATCGGCATATTCCATGACTGATAAAGTCACCATCAGGCTGGTCGGACAAAGCCAGCGCGATCGTGCTTGCGCGATTATCCGGAATAAGGCTCTGCTAGGCTATGTGGTGACAATCCAGCAGGAAACACGCACCATTGCACAGAATCGGCTTATGTGGCCCCTAATCAGCGACATGAGGCAGCAAATTGAGGGTATGGACGCCTTCACCCCTGAACAAACTAAATTGCGTTTCCTGGATCTTTTTGATAGGGAAAAGCAGTTTCTGCCGGAACTAGAGGGCGGTGGAATGTTCGTTGTCGGGCAGCGGTCTTCATTGCTTTCAAAGGAGAGATTCCGCGATTTGATAGAGATAATGTTCGCATACGGCTCAAAATATGATGTCATCTGGTCTTCCAAAGCCACGGAAAACCTAGATGAAATCCGCAATATCAAAAAATAATTCATTTTTCTTCATTATGTTGTTTACTTTGGGAACAAAGGCCCCAAAGTAGGGACACCAACCACGGAGATACGACATGAACCAAATCAAAAAAAGAAAACACGCCGCAGCCGAATCTAAAACCCCTGAAGTCACGCGACGGCGTCGTCGCGTAGCGTAAGGGGCGTGAAAGCCGGGGCGTATTTCCCCCGCTCCGGGGAGTAGCGGAAGAGTGAGAACTTCTATGAACATCTTAGATTTATTTTCGGGCATAGGCGGCTTTAGCCTTGGGCTGGAGCGCGCTGGGATGCGGACTGTCGCTTTCTGCGAAATAGACCCCCACGCGCGCAAAGTGTTAAACAAGCATTGGCCCGACGTGCCGGTGTTTACCGACGTATCTACATTATCCAAGGATGATTTAAATGAGCAAATTCACATTATTACTGGCGGCTTTCCCTGCCAAGACATTAGCCTCGCCGGAAAAGGCGCAGGGCTTGAGGGAGCGCGCAGCGGCCTCTGGTTCCAGTTCCACCGCCTCATCAAAGAAATCCAGCCGCGCTACGCCATCATTGAAAACGTCAGCGCCCTTCGGTCTAGAGGATTGGATGTTGTCCTCCGCGGCCTCTCTGAGATCGGGTATGATGCGGAATGGCACTGTATACCCGCTGCCGCCGTTGGCGCTGCTCACCGTAGGGACAGGGTCTGGATTGTGGCCTACCCCAGCGGCGCACGAAGCAAGGCTGGGATACCAGCGGCGGGATACGGGGAAGAAGGGGACTCAGAAATCTCTAACTACATTAGTGATCGACTCAATGGGTGGGCGGGGCGCGACATCTGGGCAACTGAACCCAGCGTGGGTCGAGTGGCTGATGGGGTTCCCAATAGGTCACACCGACTTAAACAACTAGGCAACGCTGTCGTACCTCAAATACCTGAGTTAATAGGCCGCGCTATTATGGAGTATGAACGTGCCTATTCTTTGGTGTGATTTTGAGACGCGCAGCCGTTGCGACCTTCGCAGCCGCGGCGTCTACAATTACGCGCAGGACGCCAGCACCAACGTGCTGTGTATGTCATACGCATTTGATGATGAAGACGTGCGGACGTGGCTCCCTGGTGAGCCTTTCCCGCAAGC